GCTAGAATAGCTATACCCTGCAAGGGCCAGAAGTTATCCACAGGGGGGCGCTTGACTCTCCATTCGCTAGCGAATATACTGTGTGGGTAAGAGAGCACGTTGAGAGGTTGGCTGATAAGGGGGAAGTAAATCTCTAGGGAATATAGGCACGGTCGGCGGGTATCGAGCGGTCGCGCTCCGAAGCTAGCCGTGTCAGTAAAGAGTAAGAGATGAACATTAGCGAGCGTGAAAACTAGCTAAATCCCCGTTACCAGCCCGCCTCCCAAACGCCCGACTAAGCAACTAACCAAAGCAACGTGGAAAACAACTTCAACCAGGCCCAGAGCGAGTTCGTGAACGTCTGCTCGCGCAACCGCTACTTCGACTCCGATTTTGTCTACGAGGACGACGGGCAGGACGAGCAGTTCGAGGACGACGGCTTCTACCACGTCCGCCGCAACGGTGTCCGCGTCGCGTTCGATGTTGGCGAGGGCCAGCCCCGCCGATGCCGCGAGGTCGCCCAGTTCGTCGCCCGCGAGTGGGATAATCGCTAAGTGAAACCCCACCGAAACTTATGCACAAGCTCATCGCCATAGCCCTCGCCGCCGCCCTCGTCCCATCGCTGGCTTTCGGCGCGTCCTTCGCCGCGTCCTTCAAGTTCAACGACGAGGTACGGGCCGGTAAGACGCTCAAAGTCACCGGCACCCAGCCCGCCCAGCAAATCGTCGCGCTCATGCCGCAGGAGCTAATGTCCACCTCCACGCCAATCGCCTCCAACGTCTCGTGGAACTGGAAGAAGGGTAAGCTGCTCGTGAAGGTTCCGGCGGGAGCGACCCCAGGCACATACGACCTCGCCCTCTTCGACTACGGACGCCGCGCCGATATTGGCGGCCACAGCTACGCGGAGCGCCTCAAGTACGAGGTGGTCGGCACCGTCACCGTGCTGCCCGCCAAAGTCGCCAAGAAGTCGAAGTAGTGGCACAATAGGGGCGTGGCAGACGTAGGACGCCCGACGGTGATGACCCCAGAAACCATCTCCAAGCTGGAGGAGGTTTTCGCGCTGGGTGGAACCGACCGGGAAGCTTGCGGCTTCGCGGGTATTTCGACGCAGACCCTGTACGACTACCAGAACCGGTACCCAGAATTTGTTGAGCGGAAAGAGTTTTTGAAGGAGCACCCCGTGCTCAAGGCCCGTCGCAGCGTCGTGGCGGCTATCGAATCAGACCCAGAACTGGCCCTGAAGTTCCTCGAACGACGTCGCAAGGACGAGTTCTCGCTCCGCACCGAAACTGACCTAACCTCCGGCGGCGACAAGGTTCACGCCATCAACTACGTTGTCCCTGACAATCAACCTTCGCCCGACGCCTAAGCAGCACGAGGCGTACCAGCGCCTAGAGGACGACGTGACCAAGTACGTCGTGTTCGGCGGCGGCGCGGGTTCCGGCAAGTCTTGGCTCATCTGCGAGTGGCTGCTGGTCAAGGCCATCGCCTACCCCGGCACGCGCTTGTTCGTCGCCAGAAACGAGCTGACCCGGCTCATGTCCTCGACGTTCGTCACCTTCGCCAAGGTCGCCAAGTTCCACGGCTTCAAGGACTGGAAGCTCAACGGCCAGTACCACTACGTCGAGCTGGGCAACGGCTCGCGCATCGACCTCCTGGACGTGAAATCCAACCCGTCCGACCCGTTCTACGAGCGGTTCGGCTCGACCGAGTACACCGGGGGAGCACTTGAGGAAGCCGGAGAAATCGACTTCGGCGCGTTCGACGTGCTCAAGTCCCGCGTCGGCCGCCACATGAACAAGGAGTACGCCATCAAGCCGAAGATTCTCGTCACCTGCAACCCCAAGAAGAACTGGCTGTACCAGAAGGTCTACAAGCCGTGGAAGGAGGGCGGGCTGCCGTCCGACTTCGCCTTCGTCCAGGCGCTCTACTCGGACAACCCGCACACGGCCGAGTCGTACAAGGAGCAGCTTTCGTCCATCAGCGACGTCACCATGAAGCAGCGCCTCATGTTCGGCAACTGGGAGTACGAGTCAGACCCACGCGCCCTCATCGCCTACGACGCCATAGCCGACCTGTTCTCCAACACCGTGCCCAAGACCAAAGGCGAGCGGTACATGACGGTGGACGTGGCCCGCTACGGCAGCGACCGCAGCGTCTTCGCCCTGTGGGACGACTTCACCTGCTACCGCATCATCACCCACGAGAAGACGGGCCTCGACTACCTCGCGGACGAGATTCGGCGCGTGCTGGCTGAAGAGCGAATCCCCTACTCCCGCTGCCTCATCGACGAGGACGGCGTAGGCGGCGGAGTGGTCGACCACGTCCGGGGGGCCAAGGGTTTCATGGCGAACCGCGCCCCGTTCCCGAACCGCTACACGGGCAAGCCCGACAACTTCAACAGCCTCAAGGCGCAGTGCGCCTACGCCTTCGCGGACTTCGCCAACAGCCGCAAGCTGGCAATCCGCACCGATTCCGAGCCAATCCGCCAGGCAATCGTCGAGGAGCTCGAGCAAATCAAGGCCAAGGAGGAGACGATGGAGGGGAAGCTCGCGCTCGAATCCAAGGACGTTACCAAGACGGTGCTCGGCCGCTCGCCGGACATCGCGGACGCGCTCGTGATGCGAATGTACTTCGAGTTGGAGTCGCCCACGCGCTCGACCACGACCATCGACCCAATCGCCGCCATGCTCGCCTCGGGCTTCCCCGGCGTGGGGAAAAGTCGCTTGACAGGCGAATCCTACCTGTAGCTGGTATAATTACGGCACGTGAAGTACGACTTCCAGGCGTTCGACCTCTACGCGAAGCTCTCGGAGGAGCTGGACGATTTCAAGCGCACCAAAATCAAGGTCGGCGGCTCGGCCGAAGACCAGGTGAAGGGCTACGAGTTCAGCCAGGCCGACACGGTCAACCTCGTCGAGTACGTGGTCGGCTCCCGCTTCTCCGACTCCGAGCTGGACTCGACCGGCCAGCGCAAGGTCTACCTCAACTCGTCCGTCTTCCGCGCCGATGTCGCCTCGAAGCAAATCGACATCGACGTGAAGGACATCGCGCTCATCCCCGACGATTCCGCGTCGGACTACGGCTGCGTCGTCGCCCGCAAGATGCTCAAGCGCTGGGCCAAGGACACCGGCCTGGGCGAGCAGCTCAACGAGATGGTCGAGCGCTTCCCGACTTACGGCACCGTCGTCCTCAAGAAGCGCGGCAAGGAGTACGACCTCGTGCCAATCCAGAAGCTCCGCAACCAACAGGACGCCGACAGCCTCGACAAGGCGAGCTACGTCATCATCGAGCACAAGCTGAAGTATTGGGAGGCCGCCGCGATGCCCGATTGGGACCTGTCCGGCCTCGAGTGCGCGTGGGACGAGGATATCGTCGTCATGGAGCGCTACGGCCGCGTGCCGGTCGCGTTCCTCGGCAGAGACGGGGAGGAGCACGACAGCGTCGACACCGTGTCGTTCATCGCCCGCTCCAAGAAGGGCCGCAAGGTAGACTCCGCGCTCCTGTTCATCGAGGAAATCACCGAGCGCCCGTTCGAGGAGGTTCACTGGAAGCGACGCCAGGGCCGCTGGCTCGGCGTCGGTGAAATCGAGCAGAACTTCGAGAACCAGAAGGCCCGCAACTACATTTTCAATCTCCGCCTCCGCTCCGCGATGTGGGCGTCGAAGCAGATTTACCAGTCTACCGACGATTCGCTGGCGAAAAACCTCGTCTCCGAGGTACGCGACGGCGACGTGATGCGAATCGAGCCGAACGGCCAAATCACCAAGGTCAACGTCGGCTCGCAGGCGCTCGCGGACTACAACGCCATCGACCAGAGCGTCGAGGACAACGCCAACCAGAAGTCCTTTACCTTCGAGGTCGCCACCGGCGAGAGCCTCCCGTCCGGCACCCCGTTCCGCCTCGGCGTGATGATGTCGCAGGCGGTCAACAGCCACTTCGCCCTCAAGCGCGAGAAGCTGGCCCTGTTCATCAAACGCTGGCTGTACGCCGCCGTCCTCCCGGCGTTCGAGAAGGATTTGGACGCGGAATCGCTCGAATACTTCGCCGTCGGCCAGGAAGGCTACGAGGATTTGGTCAACGCCGTGGCCGACGCCCGCGTCGCCGCGTTCGTGAAGGACTCCGCTATCAAACGTGGGCGAATCCCGTCGCAGGCGGAGCAGGCGCAGTACCGCGAGCAGATTATGGCGCTCAAGGGTTTCGAGATTAAGGTCTTGAAGGACGCCGTGAAGAACCTCAAGTACAGCGTCGACATCGTCATCACGGGCGAGTCCGTCGACCTCGCCAAGAAGGTCGAGACGCTCACCAGCCTCCACCAGACGCTCCTCGCCGCCGGTGACATCGCCGCCGCCAACAAGGTCTTGGGCCGCATCATCACCCTCACGGGCGAGCGAATGCCCGCGACCTCTGACAAGTCTGTCGCCATGATGCCCTCCGTAGCCTCCACGATGGCCATGACGCCCGCTAACGCCCCCAATGCGACCGCGACTGTCTAAAGAGGAACTGGCGCGCCTTGCTGCCCGCAGCGGGACCGACATCGCCTCGCTCGTGGAGGACGCCAAGGACTTCGTGGCGGACGCCCGGAACGGCGAATGGTCGACCGAGTCCCGCAAG